AAATAATTAGAAGCCAATGTGATTTTATCTGTCCACCACGCTGGTAAAGAACTTTCTTTATCCATAGATTCTAATTTTTGTAATAATTCTTTTGAATCTTCAATTGATAATTTTAACTTTCTAATAGCAGATGGAACATCAGTATGTCCGTCTTCATTGACTTTAAAAGGTTTTCTGTTTTTATCAGTATAAACCTTACCTAATTCTATATCTTTTAATAAGTCTTGAAGTTTCACGATATAGTACTCCAAGCATCTTTCCAATTAGAAAATTTTGTTCCTAATTGTTTAAATAATTCTTTATCCAATCTATCTCTAACAACCATTATTTCTTTATCATGTCCTATATACCTTTGAACTTTTTCAAGATTTCTATAAGCCTGTTCTAATTTTTTATCCTTTACACCACGAGCCAAAGTCTGTCTAGCTTGGTCATAAAAACCCCTTTTCATCATAGCAGCTGCTTTTGTGATATAACTTTTATCTAATTCTTTTTTTTCTAATAATAAGTCTTGAAGTTTCATCTGTTATCTATTCCAATATATTTTGCTTTTTCTTTATTTAACCAATTGGCTAAATCATTTCCATTCTTAAATGTTTTATCATAACTACCAACAGCATAAAGTTTACCTTGATTCATATAAATACCAAAGGTATCTCTTTTAATTTGAACCATAATAGCATCTCTATCATAATTACCAGGTATTGATGATACTTCACCATCAGGAAAATACAAATACTTGCCTTTCATTTTAAACTTTCCTTCTGATAGTAAGTCTTTTAATTTAATCATTAAAATAGTCCGATAATCTCTTCTGCATTTAGATAAGATTTTTTTATCTGTTTATAAAATTCTTTTTCCATCTTTTGATTAAGTTTATTCATTTCACTATTAGTACCATTAAATACTAAATTAAGTGTAGCCATAGCTTTATAGAATTGAGCCAACTTATCATTTCCCATTAAACTTGATAACTTTCTTCTGTTTTCTGTGTGATTGTTTCTATCTGTCATTTTTTTAATGTTCAGTAGAGCTTTATCACCTAATTTTTTCTTTTCTGTTACAAGATTCATACCTGATTCTTTACGAATCATATCACCTTGTTTTTTTATTAAATTTTTCATATTAATCATCACATACTCCTAAAAATTGGTTAACATTTCTACACCAGTCTTTGGATTTCCCCAAAAACCTTTTTGTCTTTTTAATTTATGTTTCTTCATCATATCTTTGATATATTTGTTAGCATCATCTTTAGATGTAAATTTTGCACTTTGGATTTTCTTGTTCTTTCTTGTATCTTGAACATTTACAGCATAATCTTCTTTTAATAAATCTTTTAATTTTATCATTATAGTCTCGTATTCATACCAGTGTATTTTGTAAATATTTTCTGTAACATATCTGCATAAACACCTTTTAATTTTTTAACTACTTTTCTACTTGTTCCTCTCATTCTAATAAATTCAACATCATATAAATCAGAAGATTTTAATGTTATTATAACATGCGATATTGATTTTGAATTTCTACCTATTTTAAATTGTAAACTATTTTTACTTGAACCAAAATTCTTTGCACCTGTCATAGCGATAAACTTGTTACCACCTAATTGTTGTAGAATGGTTTTTGCCACTTGTTGTGATTCTGTAAGTTTTCCTTCTTTAATTACTCTCATTCCAACTTCGTGATATTTATCTGTCTTAATCAATTTATTATAAAGGATAACTGCGGCTCTTTTAGATTTAGCCACTTTTACAATTTTTTCTCTACGATTTTCATCTGCAACATATACTTCCCATTCGTTGTTTTTGAAATCTTCTGTAAGTTTTCCTTCTCTTACTTTTTTATTGTTTTGAAGGTTTTTGAATAATTTATTTTGTTTATCATCAATTGTTTTATACTTCTTTGGATTTTCATTAAAATCATCAAGAGAATAATTTAACATCTTCATCCATTTAGTATCACTATGTTTTTTACGAAAATCAGATAACATCTTAAAAAACTTATTCTTATCTTTGTTAGCTTTTTTATAAAAATACCAAACATTTACTCCAGCAGAAACTTCTGTAAGTTTTCCTTCTTTCTTTAATCTACTCTTTTCAGCTCTTCCTCTATTTACTGATTCCTTTTCAAATCCTACAATCTTTCCACCTTTATGTGATGCATCTTTACCATCACCATTACCATATGTTCCTTTTTGACGATTGTATTTGTTTAATTCTGCTCTGTATTTTTTAGATTTATCTGATGATTGGAATTTTTTGTATTCGGCTTTGTAATCTCGTTTAGTAGCTTCGTCTAATCCAGCCAATTCTTCACGAACCATTTTCTTAATTAATTCTCTAACTTTCATTTCTCTTTTCATCTTTTTCTCTTTCTTTTCCCATTTGGCTGCCATCTTAGGGTCATTTGCCCACATCCATTTCCGTTGTTTCTCGGACTTGAATGGCATTAGAGTAATTTACTTAAAATTTTGTCGTATGATTTTTTGAAAGTAACTATATTTTTTTTGTAAGCATCAAGTAAATTTGAAGCCTCTTTATCTAAACCTTTTTTTCTTAATTTTTCATAAAAATCTAATATAGATTTACCATGTAATTTATATGATTTATCTATATTCTTTATATCTTTTTTATATTCAAAAGCAGGACCTTCTTTAATGGTATCTTGTTTATATCCAAATTCTTCTTTTATAGAATTTAAAACTTCATTTACTTTAGGTTTTGATACTTTCTTAGTAACTTTCTTTTTGTCACCATATCCCATCATTTTTTTATAATCCATCTTATTCTCCTCTGAATATATCGTTAATTATGTTTTCAATTTTACAATCGTGACAACACACACCATCTCTTGTTCCAACACCTTCGTTTAATTTACCTTCATTTGTTGGAGATAAGAAAGCTCCGTGTGTAGATGGGTTTGATACGAAATCAAATGCAATCAATTCAAAATCTGGTTGAACCTCTACTGAATCATCTTCATTCATTTCCTTTACTGAACCCAATCCTCTTGATGATATACCTAATTTGATTCCTGATTTAAATAATTCTTTTAATATGTTTCCAGCTGGTGTTCCAAGAACTTCAACAGTTCCCTCTAAATCATCCCCACTCCAATGCATTTCAAGTATGTTGTGAGAAACATTGTTTAGATTCACTACAGACGAGTCAGGATGGTCTAATTCACCAAGAGCTCTTCTTTCCTTAATCTGTATCTCTGCGTACTTCTTAGCCTCTCTTACCAAAGTTTCTCTTGGATATACTCTTCCGTTTTGATTCTTTGCTTCTGCTCTTTGCAATACACCTTTAACAACAAGTCTTCCATCATTGTTTTTCATTGATTCATTGATTTGTTGTGGTGTTATTTCAAATGGAATATAATCTACAATTATCTCTTTCATTAGTTTACCCTCACATATACGAATGTTACTTGTCCAACGGCATCAGCAGCGTCTATTCTTCTCCAAGACACAGGATTAATGTCTAATCTAATACCACCAGCATTATCAGATTGCATTGATGAACCAGTAATGTAACTACTAACAGTACCATGACTTCCAGAATCATAACAAAAGGCATATTCTCCATCAGTATTTACTATTACATATGATGGTCTTTTATTATGTGTCTCATTTGTGGGACAAGTTGCATGACTAAAAAAGCCTGTTCCATTTCTAATAATTGGTTTTTGTTTACTTCCGTCTGCTTCATATAATGACATTTATTATCTCCTATTTCCAAGCATTTCGTTTTAACCATATATCTCTTAATATATCGCCAACGACATTTCTTATTAATTTTGTTATTACTTTTAAATCTTTTTCTTCGATACTTTCACTTACAAACTTATATCCAGTTTGTTTTTCTAAATTTTTTTTCTTCTTTTTTTTCATCTTACCAAAAGCGTTTGGTGTAGAATATCCAGCTACATTACCTGTAGCAGTTATTTCCTCTAATGATTCTTCATCTAAAAGTTCAAGTGTTAGCTTTTTCACTAACTCCTTAAATAACTTTTTGTTTTTTATTTCCACTTTTTTTCACTTCCTTTACAAGTTCTAAATATCTCATTGTCTGAATAACATATTCATCTTTAACAACATCTGTTTTATCATTAATTCCACAGAATTTGTCAATTGATTTTATGGCTTCACTCATTTTAATTTTTACAACTTTATCTTGTAATTTTTTAGAATGTGTTGTTAAATCTTTTTTTAATCCTTTTACAATCTCTTTTAAAGTATCTTTTAATGAATTTGTATTGGATACATTATTGATATACTCTCTAAGTAGATTCTTTTGAGCTGAACTTAATTTTGTATATTTTTGATTGAATTTCTCTAAAAGAGTTTTGTAAGTTAAAATTCTTAAATCTTCATCATCTGGTAATGTTTGAACAGTTTCTGATAATTTAATACTTTTATCATTGGTTGTTACATGTTCAACAATATTAAAATGTGATTCTGTTTTTTGGTCTGGTGATAAAGATTTATCATATTCAAATAATGTAAAGATAGATGCGTAAGTTTTATAATGTGGAACTTTTGAAGACATAAATTTCTGTAGATTATAATTAGATTGAATTTCTTTTATAAGATTGTATCTCTCTCTTCGTAATGTAGAATTATTTAAGTCACCTCTAGCTTTCATTACTTCATTAATAAAGTAGTCGGCCTTACTATCAGACTTAAACTTCTTTGTTATTAAAACATTGTATAAGGCTAGTTCCTTACCCAATTCTGTGTTTTCGTTAAACTTTTCTTTAACGATTTTTACCGCCTGTCCATTGTCTTTATTTAATACATCAGATGTAATCTGTCTAAGTAAAAATTCAAACAATAATCCAGTATTACGGATTTTATTATGCTTAACTTTACGCATTGTCGAGTCTCCATTCGTTTTGGATACTATTTATGTAATTATTCATATATAAATATAAACTTTTTACTAAATATAGTAAATTATTCTTCTTCATCTATAATTATTTCTTCATTTAACATTGATTGATTCTCTAAAGTTTTTCCAAATTTATCTTTAAGTGAATTAAGTAAACCTTCTCTTGCAACAATCGTTCCACCTTTTGATGTAGCTAGTGGAGAACCACCTTTAAACTCTCGTTTACCATATCGTTCTCTTTCGTACTTTGTTGCATCTTTTATATCTTTTGCTGAGTACTCATTCCCAAATTCTTTCTTACCAGTTCCACTTCTTCTATCACCACCATGTTCACCAGTTTGTTCTTCAAACTCATCTGTTGGTTCTGTTCCTTCTTCGGCTGGGTCTGTTCCCTCAGTTTCAATTTGTTCCATTCTAAATGCTTGTTTTCTATCTTCAATCACACCATTGAATACATCGACTTTTTCTTGGTCGTTTAATTCAAAGATATTATCATATATCCATTGTCTTGAAAATAATTTGTTTTCAATCAAGTCATTAGCAATTTCTTTTTTCTGTGTTAATAATTCTAATTTTTCTTGTTGATGTATCATTGATGGATTTGTTAATTCTAAATCAAAATTAATCAATTCCGCATCATCAAATCCTTGTGTGTATAAATGAACAATAGCAATCTTTTCTAATTCAGCCACAATTGTTTTTTGTAGTCTTTCAATCGTTCTTGCAAATCTTACATCTTCAGCAGCCAATGTAGCCTTTGAACCAACATTCTCATCATATCCAAGAAAAGCTTTTGGAACTTTTAAAGCTGCCATCATTTTGTTTTTAAGATATTCAACATCATCAATAGCACCTTCATTAGCTAAACCCTGTAAAGTATCGATTGATGTTCCACTATCCCCACCACGAACAGGTAAATAATAATCTTCTGTAACGGATTCCATATTGTATTTTAAATTATATTCACCATCAGCATTCATTACGGGTGTTTTTTTCATCTTACCAATGATTTGTTGCATAAAGTTATCAACTTCATTAGGTGGAATGTTTCCAATGTCTACTTTGAATACTCTTTTCTCTGGTGCTCTCATCATTCTATGAATTAACATAGCGTCTTCCATAAGAGTCAATTGTTTAAATACTCTTCTCGCACCCTCTAACATTGATTTACCATAAGGTAAGTAATTTGTATCAGCAAGATTTCTAAAGTGAGCCACTTCGTAATTTTCATAAACATTATTAGGTTTTGAAGCTCTCATTGTTTCCGTATATTGTTGTATTTCAAATTGAACCAATTTTGGATTACTTGGGTCATGTCCTTCCATTCTATTTACTTCATATACTGAAAGAGGTTTTACATTAACAACTCCATGTTTATCCAATATATCTAAATGTAAGTAGAAATCACCATATTTAGTCATATTACGAATATAACTCCATAGATTAAATTCAATATTCATTATATCATAAAATAAGTTATGTAATATCTTAGCAACCTTTGGATTATCTGTTTTAATCTTTAAAATTCTGTTTTCAATATTATCAACCGTAGATTCATCAGAATATATGTCTAATGCTGATGATATGATTGGGTCAGCATCCATTAATTCATAATCTCTAAATAATTCTTTACGAGCCACATCATATGCACTTGCATTTTGTTTAGCTTGATATGATGACATATTATTTGTACCAGAATTGATACGATTATATCTGTCAATAAAATTAGATGTTAGAGCAGTTTGAGAAAATTCCACATCTTTGACTTTTACTTGTCCTGAATCAGTTTTTCTAACCACTATTTGATTTTGGAATAATTTTCCTAATCTCGTTAATATATTTTCGTCTGCCATTTTTTACCTCTTATTTAATTAACCAAGTTAAATCTTCT